AAAAGTTCGGTGAATTTTATATAAAACTTGCCGAATTTTTTTGTGTAGAAGTTTTCAAGTCCAAAATCACGAATTTCACGATATTAGATTTTCATTAGTTCTTGAACCATTCTTTTGATAGTCCAAGACTTTCTTATCTTGATACCATTAGCACTGAACTGATTGAATAGATTGTTCTTACTTACATTATTAGTTAATGACCAAATCATAAAGTTATCAGTTGCTCTGTATCTACTCTTTTCTCTTCTTTGATTACCAATGTGATTATTAGTTGGGTAATAGGTCATAAACTTATCATCAAGACAAGTATAGAAGTCATAGTTCCTATAACCCCATTCATCACGACCATATCGGTATTCAAGAGTTGTCTTCTTGTAAGTTGTGATTGGATAACCATATCTCTCAATCTGTTGTCTTTTCTTCTCACTTGGTATTTTGGATAAGTAATATTCATCAGTTGAACCATCATTCCAATGATTATAGTAGAAGAATACACATCGTGTTTCGTGTCCATCCCTATCAATCCCCATATCATTAAGGTGTGATTTATACCAACCACCATAATGAATACATTTCTTACTTATCTTCTTTAAGGTGTTTTTTCTTTTTTTGTATTTGTTGTAGAGATGACTACATACACTTTTGGATTGGAACACATTGATTAGTTCTTGAATAACATTATCATACATTCTGCGGTATGATATAGGGGCGCATAGATAAGGCATCTTTTTAGTAGATGCGAGTTTGAATATCTTGTCTTCAAGATGTTGTGGTAAGATACCATCAAAGAATTTACCATTGAATGAATTGTCTTTGACTTGAAAGTTGAGTGGTGGTGGAATAAGAATTTCACCTTGATTAGTTTTAGTAATAGTAGTAATGATAGTCATATTGAAATGATTTATTATTTAGTAATTTATAATTTTATGTCCGTAATTGAATGCGGAAATAAAATCAATTTTTTTTTTCGTAGGTGAAAAACTTATTCGTCAATAGTATCGTAGAAAGTTGTAAGTTGTAATCTCTGTATTTGATTATTATTATCATCAATCTCTTGTTGTAATAGTTCAACTATCTTTTGTTTTCTCTTCTCAATCTTGTCCCTTAACTCTTGACTTTCAAGATTATCAGTAAGTTGTTCCTCCAACTCCTTCAAACATTTTTGTTGATACTTAATCTTGTATTTCAGTTTGTCCTTTTGGTATCTTGCTTTATCTCTTATACTTTTTCTTTCTTTTCTTTCATCCAAACACTTTTGGTAATAGTCTTGTATCTCATATGACTTCAAAGGATTTTTCTTGTAGTATTCATAATCAATACCTTTCTTTTCTTTGTTAGTTAAGTGTTCATAATAACATTTAGTAAAGAACTTTAATGCTCCTTCTTGATTAACATTCATTGGAATGTGTTTAACAAAAGTTTTAGTAATGATATTCATATTGAAATGATTTATTATTATTGGTTTTTGATTTGTTATCCAAAAATGAATTTGAAAACAAAATCAATTTTTTTTTTTTCACAAGTGATTAAAACTTTTTTCTACATAATGGACAATGGACTTTATCTACTTCTTTCCATTCATCCATACAATTCTTATGGAAGTTATGACCACATCTACCAGTTTGTAAGTCATCTTTACTTATAGGTTCAAGACATATCCTACATTCAACAACTACCTTAGACTTATCATATAAGTCTTTGATAAATGATTGTAGGTGATTATCTACACCTCTAACCTTATCATCTTCCATTAACTGATGATATTGATTGTAGATATAGGTATTATCTTCAAGTTCTTGTTGTTGTGCTTCATAGTATTTTGCCCAAGCATATGCTTTTTGTTTATTAGCGTATTCATATCGTTTTTTCCAGTCAGTCATAATGATTATGTATTTTTGCTCTCAACATAAAAAAAAAAAAAAAATCAATTTTTTTTTCGCATATCAAAAATTTTCAAACTGCTAATAACATAGACATTATAGAACTATCAACATCATAATCATTTGTATATCCAATCTCTACTCTTACTTTATTTCTATTCTTTGTTATACTTTTGAATACATAATGATTTTCTCCTTTACCATATTTCTTTTTCTTTTCTTTATTTCTTAAATAGTATTTTTGTTGATAAGGTGTTAATTCAAATTGACTTATATATTCTTCAAACTCTTCATCACTAAATTTGTAGTTCCTTTCTCTAAACTTTGTATTATTTTTTACCATTTTACTTTATCTATAAATTATTTATACAACTTTTACGAGATTAACACTATCAAATTGTGCTTGATGTCTAACAAATGTCTGTTGTAATAATGGATTTACAATAGTAGAACCATTCCTTGAAGATGGTAAGTTATCATTTCCAGTATTAACTCCACTCTTTAATGTGAAGTTATAATCTTGATTAACAAAGTTTTGAACCATACCCATTCCTAATGTAAAGTCAGTTCCTATACCAACACAATTAGGTTGAACATTAAGACCAAATCCCTTAGCAGCACCAGCAGTAGATTTATAATCACTCTCTAATGAATGGTCTTCTAAGTCAAAGTCAGCACTACTATGGTATGGTTCATTACCATCCATTAATGCTTTATCAAAGTATTTTCTTGTTTCAGCATCACCAAACATAAGAGATTTTTTCTCTAATGATGATACACTAACTTCCGCGCCAGTTTGTTCATTAAGTGGTTTATCAAAGTTAGGAACATTCTTAACTTCATAATTTACTGGGAACTTTAATCCATTCTTAGCGGATATATTAGACTTCTCACCTACTGGTTTTCTAAAATTATTAGAATTCTTATTAAAGTTATTTGTTTGGTCATTATCTAAGAAAAGATTGACCATTGATTTAACCATCTGTAATTGTGGTGTATATGAATTACTATTAATAGATGAATGGACATCATTAATAAGATTTAATCTTGAACCAAGCATAAGTGCTGGTGGATATGCTCTCATCTCTTGGTCAGTTGGTATAACATATCTACCTTCTAATTTTAAATTTTTGAGAGTATATGAAAAGTTATTAATAGCACTTGGAACTAATGCCGCTCCATTAACACCTCTATATCTACTATTGAATAAAGCACTATCTGGATTTAAGTGAAGAGTAATAAGTAATCCACCTAAGAAATTATCATCTAAGTTTAACATATCAACATTAAGTAAATCAACATTAAGATTAATAGAGAAATAATGTCCTATATGTTTATCATTAGCACTTGATAAACTCGCCATACCACCTAATGAATTAGTAGCAACATTAGCACCTTGCGCTCCACCAGCACTTGCGTCCATAGCACAAGAACCTACTACTCTTCTATTAGTATTACCAGCATTCTTTCCAGTAGTTAAAGCACGAGAATATGGGGACATCTTATAATCAACTTCATTATTGGTATAGCATTCTTGAAGTGAAGTATATTGTGAATAGTTATTTACACTTGATATCTCTACTAATGTTTTCTTTGACTGAACTACTACTTTCTCTATAACATTTTTAATACCTCCCCAATTAGGAAGATTAACATTAGTTTCATTATTCATTTTACCAGCGGCGGGGGCATTTTGGTTATTCAATTTACCAGCACCCTTAGCAATATCACCATCACTAAATCCAAGAGGTTGATTAGTTCCTCCATCAACACTTACAGCATCAGTCTTTAACATATTATCACTTCCATCCTTTACTAAAAACTGACCTACTAATCTTAATGTTCCAGTTTCTAACATAGCGGGTTGTGGTGGAACTGAGAACTTAATAGTAGGAAATCCATTCTTATGTGAAAATCCACCAGTTATTTTATTAAATCCATTACTATCAACACCAGCAATATTAACTGGATTATCATTGAGAGGGGCAAGAGTAAATGGTTTCTTGATTATAGGCATTTTGTATAATATTAATTTAGAAAAAAAAATTAGGGAAAAATTGAGAAATTAACTATTGATTTAAATAATTGATTGGCGGGTGTATCATCATTCATATTTCTAACTTCTATTTCAAAGTTATTTGTTGTTATAATACCCATATTATCTAAATGATTAACTACTCCTATACTTGGGGCAAATCCGCCAGTTATAATCTTTCGTCCATTAACTACATTTTGGTCATCGGTAATATTAGAACCAAATACTTGTGGGCAATGTGCTAATATATTCTTTCTTATACCACTTCTATTTTTTTCATTTATATTACTAAATGATTTGATTGGTAAATTAATATGAATATTAAAAGCATCATTCCTATAATTATGTGGGACACTACTAACAACTAATGCCGCTCTAAAATCACTAATAGGATTTGTTTGTTGTTCTAATAACTTCTTCCTATCCATATTAATAGGTGAAAATCTTGGAATTTGAACAACTATCTGTCCTCTTTCATTCTTATGTGCTAATTCAAATAAGTCTTGTGCTAAATTTTTTTCAATATCATAACTATGAGTTCTTAAAAAGTGAAGAGGTCTAAGAGGGTCAGTAGCACTATTTTGTGTTCCTACTTGTGGTTCATATCTTAAACTATGAACATTTACAAATCCATTATCTGTATGACTTCCAGCAAAAAATGGGGCAAATGGTAAATCACTTCCTCTTGTAGCAATACTATCAGTGAGTTCATCTGGAATTCTATTAGCAGTAAAAAAGTGTTCAGTAAATGCTACTCTTTGATTTGTTCTTGGAAAAGTATGTTTTCTACCATCAAATGCTATATACTTATTTACACCTCCTTTTGATATAGTTATTAATGGAAAAACAACATCTTCATTTCCTATATCATAATCTACATTATCAACTGAACCATTACTTTCTCTTGTTTCTTCAACAAAATGAATACCTATTTGAACTTGTCCAGAAGTTAAATTATGTGGTATTCCTTGTAAAGTAGATATATCGTGTTGGAATATTAATTCCATATCATCAATTACTTTATCTCTAAAATCTTTTCTCATTGTCTTTGAAGCATAAACTCTTATCTCTTCATCAAATCCACCAAAATTATCTCTTATTTCAACACCAAAGAAAACCTTAGGGACTTCATCACCAGCACCATTAGTAGTAGAATTTAATAATGTATCACTATTTATAACAGCAGTATTATCTGGACTTAAAGCGGCAGTTCCATCTGTTCCAGTTCTTGTAGTATGAACATCTTTATTAAAATTACCACCAGCAGTTCCACTATTAAAACTTGAATGTGTTTCATCAGTTAATCCAGCATAATCTAAACTATAACAACCAATAAAATTTTTACCAAGAAATGGGACAGCACCTAATTCTTGTCTTAAATTACCACATATATGTGATACTTGACCAATATTTATTTCTTTTCCCTCTATTTCTTCATTAGAACCTATTGTATCAAAGTGTAATACTCTATGTCTTCCCATAGCATAACTTTCATATTCACCTCCTACACTATTCTGTGATGGTTTATATGAAGATGGGGTTGGGGCGCTTTCTTCTACATTAGTAGCATTCTTTAAATGTTGAGTAGAGAATTGAATAACCTTTGCGTGTAATGCCGTTGAATATTCCCATCCTAATACCATAGTATTCTTTAATACTCCTTGTGTTAATGCTTGTGTATTAAGTAGAGAACATACAGCATTTTGTTTAATAGTTGGAATTTTATTTCTTCCAAAAAATTGGTCATCATAAAATGGTTTAAAAATACCTATACCTTGTTCGTATATAAGTTCATTAATTTTTATATTTAAAGCATCAAAACTATATGTTCCAGCGGGAACAATAACTCTTATACTATTTAAATCGCTATTAGCAGGTATATTGGAATTTGGGAATTTACTATTTAAAGGTCTTCCAGTAAATACGGCAGTAGCATCAGTAGAAACCATAGGAAGACGAGGTATAACATTATAATCTAAACTTGGGTCATTTCCACTTTCTCTATTAGCAACCTCTATTGTAAATTCTTGGTCATCTATAAAATCAAAATGTCCATTCCTTTCAAACTGGGAAAAGTTTAATCCAATTTTAGCATTAGGGGGAATGACTATTGGTTCTTGAAATTTAACATTGAATTTTTGACCTTCTCCATCTGGACTAATTAAGTTGAAGTTCATTATATAGAATATAAAAAGAAAAAAAAAATATAAAAAAATTTAGACAATTCCACCACCAGTATTTTGACTACCTCCTAATGCTTTTGTATCTAATCCCCCCGCTTGTTGGGTTGTTTCTAATTGTGGTGCGGTTAGTTGTGGTGTAGTAGATTTTTGATGTTTAAAATCCTTAACTAATCCATAAATTAACATACCAGCACCAACTAAATCTCCTATAACTGGGACAGCATCTGCCGCTACTTCACCAACACTCATCATAGCATCTATTGCTCCATCACCCATACCCATCATTTTTGCTCCACCTCTTATACCTTGTTGGACAGCACTTTTTGCTCCACTTAATACAGCATCCGCTCCACTACCTACTCTATTTAATGCTTGTGTAGCATATGAAGTAGCACTATCTGTTAAATCTCCACTTATTCCACTTGTTGCTTCACTTGTCGCTCCACTTGCTTTTTGTGCTATCTTTGTTGCCGCTCCTTGTAATTGTCTTGCTCCTACTATACCACCAGCAACTTTACCAGCGGTTGCTAATCCTTTACTTGCCGCTCCCGCTTGTGTAGATAATGCGGTTAATGCTCCTTCTGCTCCTTCTTCTGCTATTGCGGTAGATGTTGCCGCTCCTTTACTTGCTTGTTGTTCTATTTGACTTGCCGCTTGTGTAGTTCTTTGAGATGTTTGGGCGCTAATTTGTTCTGGTGTTCCACTAATAGTCTTAGGTGCTTTTGCTAATCCACCACTTCCACCACTTGATATAAGATTACCTAATCTTTGTCCAGTATCTGTATCTCCTACTATTCCTATACCAGTTCCTCCTCTTTCTCTTAATTCACTAACTGATGGTAATGTATCACTTACTTGTGTAGGTCTTACTGGTGGTTCTTGTCCTACTGCTCTTCCAGTTGCTGTAATTTGAGCATCTTGTTGAAAAATTTTTGCTATATTATCACCTGCTCCTGGTGCGGACATATTCCTCATATCTGCTTCATCACTTATTCTTAGGATTTCTTTATTAGTTGTTGCTGACCCTACACCCGCTGATGGTTTATCAAAACTTACTGCTTCACCTGGGGCATCTTCATCTACTATTGTTTGTTTTTGTGTATCATATCTATAAGTTCCACCCCCTACCCCTTTTATTTGTAGAGATGTTTTCCCCGCTGCTCTTGCTGATGCTATATCATCATCACTTGGTTTTAATTGTGCTAATCTTTCCTCTCTTGTTGGTTGTGGTGGTGGTGCTTCCTCAGTTGCTTCTTCTGGTGGTGGTGTTTTTGCTCTTCCTTTTCCTTTTGGTGCTTCTTGTCCTTCTGCTATTGCTTTGTCTTGTGGTGCTTTTGTTAATTCTTCTGTTGCTTCATCTTCATCTCTTGCTGGTGGTTGTGCTACATCTCCTTGTTTCTGTGGTTTATCATCATCTGCTGCTCTTGGGTCAAATGCTGGATTTTCAAATTCTTGTGTTTTTGGTGCTTTTGGTTCAGTCATATTACCTCTTCCACTTGGTTTTCCACTTTTTTGTTGTCTTACAAGATTAGATATTCTTTTATATGCTCCCCTTGCTTGTCCTACTGCTAATCCAGTAGTCATTATAGCACCACCAGTTTTTTCTATATTCTCATAGTGTTGTCCTAATTTATCTTGTAATACTTGTCTTCCATAATCTGCGGCATTACCCATTGCTTCATTAAAATGATTTTGTTGAGCATCTAATCCACTTCTAAATGAATTAATCCTTTCTTGAAAAGTCGCCATTATATAATTATTCATTAGATTTTTTTTCTCTATTATTTTCTATATCTTTATCTGTAAATACTAAATCCATATTTTTTTCTCCTTCCCAAGGTTGTTCCCAACTATTCTCTTTACTCCATATTAACTCATTATGATTTCGTCTTGCTTCTAAATGTTCAACTGAACAATATAAAAAATCAAAATTATCTTTTCTTGACCTTCTAAATATTTCAATAAATGCTTTATCATTTCCACCAAAGAAAGATAAACTCTCTGCTATTTTTTTCATTTCTGCTTCTGGAAATGCTCCCATTATATAATATGCTGAGGCGTTATTTCTTGCGATAGTGGATATATATTTAAAATATTGTGTAGTTATACATAATGCTAACTTACCTTCCACTTCTCCGTTTCCTATATGGCGGAACTTTGTTATTAGTGATGAAATCGCATCTACCTTTCCTCGTGAGAACTTCACATTGCCTATTATATCATCTAACAAGATTAACCATCTACCATCTCCCTCATCTTTTTGAACTAAGGATATTAACTCTTCCAACAATTCCTCAGTATATTCAGTAAATACAAAATCAAACTCTTCTATCATATGTTTATTTATAGCATCATTATACGCTGTTGAACTAATTAATACCTTACATTTAAAATCATTTCCAAAAAACCTTTCACTTAAATAAAGATTATTAACTAATAGTGATTTACCCGCTTTTACACGACCTATAACTAAATGTAGATGAACTGGTGATGATAAAGGATATTTACTATCTCCTTGATTTAATTTACTTTCATCTATTTTTATAGGATATATATTTAAATCATCGGCATTCCATTTTTTCTTTTTTCTCATTTTCAACTCCTTAGCACTTTCTTTTATTTCATTTTCATTAGGTAAGTCTAAATCATAGTCTTGTGGATAGTTAGTTTTCTCCATCAGTAATTTCAATAGTTATATTATCCTTAGATTTTTTTTCCTCTGCTTCTTCCGCTATTTTTTTATTATATGCTTCTGTTTTTGCCTTCATTGTAGGGTGTGTATATATTTTATAGTTTAAGTAATGTCCTAAATATACATCTACTTTATCATTTACTATCATATCTTCTGTTATACCATTCATTGCTTCTTTAAAATCATTATATTCTTGTGGTGTTTTTGCCTTCTCTAACCACTTATATTTTAAATTAGCAAAGTCTTGTATCTTCTTTTTTCTCTTAGTCATATATTCTCTCTTTACTTTTACTTCTATATCGTGTTCTTTTTGTCTATCTATTGCTTTTTTCTTTTCCTTTCTTGCTTCTCTTTCTGCTTTCTTATTTGCTTTTTCTGCTAAGGCATCTAATTTTGCTTTTGCTAATTTTTCTGCTTCTCTTTTTTCTTTCATTCTTAATCTTCCTTTTGCTAATCCATCTAATTGTGCTTGGGTTAGTTTTCTTTTCTTTTTCTCAACTGACTGCTCCGCTTGTTTTTTTTCCTTTTTATCAAATATTTCTTCCTTAACCATTTATAATATACATAGATTTTTAAAATTATTTTCTAACTAATTATATATAAGTAAAACAATATGTCTAATTTTGGTGTTCTTTACGCTCCTAATACTGATATATACCAACCATTAACTCTAAATATTCAACAAAGACAAGCACAAAAAAGTGCTAATACTATGATTGATACTGCTATTAGATTAAGTAATCCATCATTACAAAAATATAAAGCAGATATGGGTGCTTTAAAACCAGATAATGTCCAAGCATTAGTTAAAGAAAGTCGTGCTGGTGGATTTGGCGGTAGGGCAGATTAATAATTTTCTTTTTTTATTTTAATAATGTATCATTTAGAACTTTTTAGTGGGACACATTCATTTGGTAAAGTTTCATCAAAGATGGGATTTAATGTAATATCTCTTGATAGAGATTTAAATGGTAAGTGTCCATTTGGTAGTGGATATGATAATAGTAAAAATCATATACAAACCGATATTATGACTTGGAACTATAAAGAGTTTCCAAAAGGTTATTTTCATTTAATTACTGCTTCACCAGTTTGTATGTGGTGGTCAGTATTAAGATATTCTTGGGTAGGTAGAAAATTAAAGGGTATGGATAGAGTATTAACAAAAGATGATATAGATGCTGATATAGAAAAATATGGTATGCCTATGGTTGATAAAGTATTTGAAATATTAGAATACTTTGAACCTAATTATTATTTAATTGAAAATCCACAAACTGGAAGAATGAAAACATATATAAACGATTTAATACCATATTATGATGTGGATTATTGTAAATATAGTGATTACGGATATAAGAAGACTACAAGATTTTGGACTAATATACCAAACTTTATACCAAAAAGATGTAATCTTGATTGTAATAATTTAATAGAACATAACAATCAAAAATTACATAGAGATAAAATAGGTGGTAATGATTTAGTAATTAGTGATGGTAAGTTGATTAGAGTAAATACAAAAGAATTAAGAAAGAAACATAAGAAAGATTTATCTATTAATTATGGTGGTGGAAATAATAGATTAGATAGATATAGAATACCACAAAGTTTAATAGAAGAATTATTTTCTAATATAAATCTATATGAGTGTGTTTAAGAAAGGATTTTCAAAAGGTTTCGCATTAGAAGGTGGTTCTAAGGCAAATGACTTTGATACATTAGAGGAAGCAAAGAAAGTTGCTATGGAAAATAAAGATAAAGTAAAATTTATCACTAAAACTACAAAATATGGTAAAGTGAAATATTCATTAAGAAAAGGTAATACATTATCAAGTAATGCTGATAGTGAAAGAAAGAAAGAAATGAGTATGAAGTTTGAACCACCAAAGAAAAAAATTAAAATATTTAGAACAAAGAAATTAGAAGATAAAGATGGTAAAGAAGAAAATGTAGTTATACCAATTACACCAAAAAAAGAAGGTAGAAGAATTAAGTTAAGGAAGAAACCAAAAGAAGAAGTTGAAGCAAAACCAAAAAAGAAAATTAAATTAAAGAAAAAGAAAAAAGAAGAAGATGAAGAAGAAGAAGAGGAAGAAGAAAAGAAAGTAGAAAAGAAAATGGATACTAAATCAAGTTCAGTATCTATGAAAAAAATGAAAGATAATACTAAAAAACAAGATGTAAAAGATAAAGCAACTAAGTCTATTGCTAAGAATATTCCAAAAATACCCACATCAAAATCAAAAATTACAAAACCAATGAAAGCAGTTCCAACTGCCGATGATGCTATGAAAAGAAAAAAAAAAAAGATAAAAAAAAAATATAATTAAACTATATACAATTAAAAATGGCGTATGGTTCAAGTCCAATGAAAATGTCTAATCCCAAACCAAAAAGTAATTCTAAACCAAAAACTAATTCTAAACCAAAAGGGAATTCAAATGGTTTAACAGCAAAGCAAAAAACATTACCTAAAAATTTACAAGATGCTATAAGAAAGAAAAAAGGGACTACCCCAAAGAAAGATGAAAAAGGTAGTGCTATGGAAAAAAAATTAAAAGAACATTCAAAACATCATTCAGCAAAACATATGGCGGAAATGAGAAGAGATATTAAAAATGGTATGTCTTTTAGTAAAGCACATTCAAAAGCACAGAAAAAGGTAGGAAAATAATTTTCCTATTATATAGTATAAATGACTGAAAAAAAAGGAAAACCTCAACCAACTAACAAAGCATTATATGAACGGATAAAAAAAAAAGTTATAGCAAAAAATCCCAAACATTCTGCTTATAGAAGTGGTCAAATAGTAAAACAATATAAAGCGGCGGGTGGTAAATATAGTGGAAAGAAAAGTAGTGGTAAAGGATTGAAAAGATGGTTTAAAGAAGATTGGCGGACTGAAAAAGGTAAGAAAACATATAAAGAAGGTGGAACTATATTTAGACCTACTAAAAGAGTAAATGAAAAAACACCTACTACTATGAAAGAATTAACACCAGCACAAAAGAAAAAAGCAATAACAGAAAAAAAAGCAACTGGAAGAGTAAAGAAATATAAAAAATAATCGTGAAATTCGTGATTTTGGATACAAAAACTTCCACGGCAAAAAATAGGGTCGTTATCAACATATTACGAAGTTTCGTAAATTTTTTTTCTGTGGAAGTTTTTTTGTCCAAAAACACGAATTTCACGAATATTATATTTATATATAGTAATGAATAAAACACCAAAAAAGAAAAAGACTTATTTTGAAAAATATGATTTATATAGTGATGCTAACCCTAAGGATAGTGTATCCGTGAAATACGATACAAAAGAAAATCTTATGAAAACTATTCGTAAGTTAGAGAACTTATATAAGAAAGGGGAAAGACCACATAAAAGAATATCTCAAATAGCAAATGTTATGGCGCAAAGGACAAGAGTTATTAAAGATAAGAACCCTTCAATAGATAAAGGAAGACATAGTTTAGCATCTAAATACTATGAATTCTTGAAATCAAGAACTAAATTAAAAAAAGAAGAAGATAGAAAAAAATTAAAATTTACCAGTTAATATGTCTTGACCAATAGTTAGCACTATTTTTATCATTAGCGGTTAATTTACCACTTTTATCTCTAATTCCACCACTTCTATTTAAATAATTTTTTTTTCTTTTTTCATCTTTATGTTGGGTAAAATCTTTCATTGAACTATCGCCGAAATGAATAAGTCTTTTACCACCTTCTTTCTTTACATATACCATTCCTTTCTTTCCTTGTTTCGTGGATTTATAGGGTTTATACAAAGGTTTTTTTGTTTTAAAATCTGCTGGTGCTGCTGTTAATCCTTTTCCTTGATGAGGCATTTATTATATATACAGATTTTAATTTTCCTCAGTTCCTCTTTTAATATGGTTCTTTAATTTTATATTTTTATTTTCAATCTCTTCTTTAATCTCAGCAGATATCTTATTATCTTGTTTTTCTTTATCACGAGATAAGACATTGTCTAATATAGTATATACTCTATCTTCATATAAATTAATATACTTCTTCACTTTATTACATTTATCACAGAACTTTTTGAGATAACATACTTCTTTTTCACAAAGGACACAATAAAACATTTCTATTTTATATATAATAATGAGAAAAAATTTTCATTACGATAAAGTTGTAATTGAATTTAACAAAAAATGTAAAGCAAGAAAATACTATATAAGATATATGGCGGAAAATGAATATATAACAATGTTAAATTATTGTTTAGAAAATGAAGTTAAATCTTTTTATTCTTACTGATATACTTTAACTATTAAACTTGTTATAGTTGATGGGTTCATATTTTTTAATTGAACTTTTAATACTGGGAAAGGACAATCAAATACCGCTGTTGCGTGATAATCACCAGCACCATCTATCTGTGCTAATGGTAATTGAACGGCACTTCCACTACTTCCTATAAGTTGTTGGTCGGCATCACCAGCAAAACCTATCAATATTTTACCGCTTAATTGTGGGTCAATTGAACCAGTATTTATTAAGACACCTACCTTTTTACCATTTACTAATGATATTTCACTTGATGTAAAAGTATTATTTTGAGCGATAGTAGATGATGTATCACTAAAAAGTTCAATAGGAGCATTATTTTCTACTTTCAATCTACCAGCACTATCACACAATAATTTAGTAGATGTAGAACTTGTGCCTATTGTAGTTCTACAAGACATATCAAAAGCACCAGTAGTAGAAGACCTACATATAGATAAAGAAGAAGAATTTGCTTTTTGTCCTAATGATGCTGGAAGTTTAGCACTCATAGCATCAATAGCAGTATCTATTTCAGTATTTTTTGATAAGATTGCTTCAATATCAGTTTCAATAGTTCCTAATTTTGTATTAGTTGTTTCAATATCAGTTTCAATAGTTCCTAAATTTGTATTAGTTGTTCCTATTAAACCTTCAACACCATCTAAATGACCTATAATAGTAGTTTGATGTGTAGCAGTTGAAGCACCAGAAGGTAAAGCACTTGATACAACATCTACTTGTAATTCATTACCACTTACAGCATTATCTAATATTTCTACGGCAGTTTTAATATCATCAAGACGACTTATCATAGTAGTTTGATTACCAGCAGAAGCATCACCACCAGCAGCAGAAGAAACAATATCAACTTGTAATTCATTACCATTAACACAATTATCTAATAATTCTACGGCAGTTTGTATAGCAGTTAGTTTATTATTAGTATCTGCTAAATTAGCATCTAATACACATTTTAATCTATCACTTGATAAGGCACTTGGTAATCCAGCATTTAATTTTGTTGCTAAATCGGTAATACTATTAGAACCTCTCATAGCATCTATCTTACTATTAGTATCTGCTAAATCAGCATCTAATACACATTTTAATCTATCACTTGATAAGGCACTTGGTAATCCAGCATTTAATTTTGTTGCTAAATCAGTTATACTATTAGAACCTCTCATAGCATCTATTTTACTATTTGTATCCCCTATTAGTCCTTCTACACCATCTATATGGGTTATAATAGTATCTTGTTTTGCTTCGGTTGATACACCACTAACGGAAACTGAACCACTAACAATATCTACTTGTAATTCACTACCAGAAACACAACCCTCAATAGTATTTATAGAACCATCAATAGTATCTAATTTACCTTCTAATCCATCAACATTATTATTGATTTGAGCAAGAGAACCAATAACGGCACTATCAATGACTTTTAATCTATCACTATCTAAGACACTTGGTAATATAACTTTATTATCTATACTACTTAAAGTATTATTACCAGCAGATACCAAAGTTTCTAATCCATCAGTATTTACATTAACTACACTATCACTAACTTCTAATTTACCAGCACTATTAACTTTTAATTCTTGAAACTTATTAGTTGAAGTATTCTTCGCAAGTGGAATTTGATGAGGCATATTTATAATATATTATAAGAAAATAATTTTTTTAATTAATTGTATCAACGAATACACTTCCAGTAGCATCTCTACTTAATAATGTTTTACAATATAAATGACCACTATTTCCATCTGTTTTATCACTTCTTGCGTCATAAGCACCATTATATTCAAATTCAATTCTCATAAATTCACCCATAACTGGTATAACTCTATAATGATATTTATTACCAGTTAAAAGTTCAGTATATATAGGTGTTTTAGTATCTATGTGATTTATAGTGGTATTACTTAAATCTTCTACTTTATATAAACCATTACTATCAAATGCTAAATCTCTACTTGGAACTATTGGAGGACAAGAAAAAATTTTTATAGTATAGTTAGTATGAACTGATTGATATGTAGATATTTTAAGGAAGTTAAAACCAAATGTATCATCCGCTGGTAAATTAACTACTCTTCTACCATCACTTTCAGTATTAGCACCATTACCCCAATCTGGGATTTGACCATTAAAATATAGTTTAGCACTATTTATATTATTTTCATTAACTGATTTATTTATAGAAAAAACCATTTAAATTTAATATATATTAAGATATTTAATTCAAAAAAAAATCTTATTAGAATATATAAAAAAAATAAAATGGCGATGTCTAATGATATGGGCGGAAATGTAGTTGCTATGAACTCTTCACAAACTATCTCTATTGTTCCAGAAAATGGAGAGCAGTTTAATCCAGGACAGAAAATCATATACAATATTGAACCAGAAGTTGGATATTTAAAAAGAGATAGTTATTTAGTTTTTGATGTAGCAGTAGATAGTGCTGGTAGTAGTGTATGGACTTTTGCTAAAAATGCTGGGGCGCACGCCTTAATAGACCAAATCAATATTTACTCAAAAGAAACTGGTATTTTATTAGAGAGTTTGCCTAATTATTCACAATGGGTATCCATTGAAAATCAGTATTTATATGATGACCCTACACAATTACAATTAAAAGAGGGTGTTGGTCATCCAGTTAGAGCAAAAACTATTAGATTAAAAGCGGATGGTAAATCAGTAGTATATGAACCATCAAGACCTCACGGAGGACATACCGCTAATAGTCAGTTATGTCCTCAAAAAGCAGATGGAACATTAGAACCTATGGCGAGAAGATTTTGTATTAGATTAAAGAGTGGTATTTTTAACTATTGGGATGACGAGAAGTTAATTCCTATCTTGAATTTCGGTGGATTAAGAATAGAGTTATTTTTAGCAAAAAGTGAATTAGTATTACAGAAGGTTGCCCCTTTTGTTGAATGTAGTGCTGATGTTGGATATGAAAATGGAGAAAGAGCATATGATATTGTTAATTCACCAGTAAGTGATGATAATAAATGTTTTCATATAAAGGATTTTGATGATACCGCTGGTGCTGGTAATGCTAATAGTATTACTATTTCTCTTGATACTACTAATAATATGCCCAGTGGTGTATTTAAAGGAGCAATTGGAAATGGTGATGAACAAGAAAATCCAGTAGGATTTAGTGCCTTAGGTCTTGCTATTGGTAATAAGATAGAGATAAGAAAATTTGGAAACCAAGGTGCTGCTGGAACTGCTAATAGTGTAAAACATACCGCTACTATTACATCTTTAACCGCTTCTAATAGTGCTGTAAAGAATGATGTTCAAGGTGCTACTACAATAGTTATAGGAGTAGAAAATGGAGAGTTAAATGGTAAAGGATTAAATAAGACCGCCGGCCCCCCAACAACCGCTGATTATATAGTAGTAAAAGATACACCATCATATAAGGTAAAATCAACAGAGTTCCGTTTATGCCAGGTTGTTCCACCACCTAATGTTGCTAATGCTTTAATGAAAGGATTAAATTATGAATTTACTTCATATGATACTTTCCTTAACAATATACCTACTATTGTTAATAGACATCAAATTCCTATTACATCAGTAGCAAGTAAAGCGGTTGCTTGTTTTACACATTACCACGATGCTACATTAGTAGAAAACCCCGCCGCTCAAAATTATTATGATGGATTAGCACCAGAAGAATTTAATTTAAATTCAGTTCAGTTTTTCATTAACAATAGATTATATCCATTAAGAGAATACAACCCACAAGCAAAAGCGGATAGATGTTTAAATCAAAATGAATTAGTAAAAGCGTGGAAAGCAATTGGTAAATTACCAGTAAATTTAGGAGATGGAGAAAGACAAAATTTAAATGGATATGCTAATTCATATTTAACATCAAGAGAATTAGCAAGAGAAGGTTTTGTATTTGATTTAAGAAATGCCGAACCAGAAATAAGACTTAAATTTAGTGGTAGTAGAAGTAATATAGTTAGAGCAAATACTTTTGTATTCTCTAAAAAGATAGTTCAATCTACCGCAACTGGTGTCCAAGTAATTCTTTAATTTTATAAGACTTTTAGCAGTCCCTTCACCTATTTCTTCACAATCTTTTTCAGTCAAATGACCACCCATTATTTTCTATATATATAGTATATAATGAGTATTATAAATCCAAATAATCAACCTAAAATATTTAAAGCGGATATAAAGAAAAAACCAACGCCAGAACTTTTACTAAATATAGCAAAATCATCCAAGGATAAAAAACACCCATTTCATAAGACTAAATTAAAAAAAAAAGAAAAAATAGAAAATATTTTCTTAAAAAAAAAATCTAAATAGAATATATACAAAATGGAACAATCACAACCTCAACAGAATATGGGATTATTTAACTATAATGTTAATCTTTCACCAATGGTTATGGATATTAGAAGTGAAACATTAGAACCTATATCTTCATCAAGTAAAAGATTTGTATTTAGATTAGATGCCGCTGGATATTTAGACCAAAATTCACTTTTACTATTTAAATTACAGAATAAAAGTGCTAATGTAAATTTAAGAGTATCACCATTTGCTGGTGGTCTTGCCGCTATATCAAGAGCAACTATTCAAGTTGGTGATTATATCTTAAATGATACAACAGATATTGGAAGAATTAGTTGTTTAACATCTATGGGAGGACAGAATGAAGATACAAGAAATAAATATAATGGACACTTTTATCAAAATCAGTTTCACACTAATGTATTAGACCATATTGATTTAAACCACGCACCACACGGAGGTGTAGGAACAATTGTATATGATGGAATGAAAGGAGGTATTAATTATGGTGATAATAATGCTACAAGAAGTTCCGCCCCAGGAGGAACTTGTAAAGTAAATAGTTGTGTAATTACTAATGATAAAGATGGTAATTATCAGTTTGGTATTCCATTAGGTGTTATTCTTCCAAGTTTAAGAGGAAGACAAATTCCTCTCTTCCTTTTCCAAGATTATAGAATTCTTATTACAATAGAATTTGATGATGTAAGAAACTATGTAAATGATATTTCTAATGGTGGTGATACCCTTACTGCTAATGTTGTTGCTGGTGGTGTTAATAAAGGTTTTGCTTGTGCTACTAATGCCGCTACTTATGAAGATGTAAAATTACAAGTTGATTACATTATCTATCCAAGTGAAATCCAAGATAGAGCAAGACAAGCAACACAACAACAAGGAGGATTAACATTAGATTTCTTTGATATTATTAAAGTTGAAAAGAACATACCCGCCACTACTGCTAATGTAGAAACACAGAAAGTAGAACATAGAATAGGTGCTGATAATAAAGAAGTTCATAAGATTTATATGTTAAAGAGATTAATTAGAGATAATCCACCACTTGAAGATAGAATTTTAAGACAAATGAGATGTGATGGAATGAACCAAGAAAGTTATAATTTAAATATTGATGGTGTAGATTATTTCCAAGAAGATAAAGATATGCCTAATTCACAATATGATGAAACAAGTAATTGTTTAGGAACTGATTTGAAAGTAGTAAGACCTATGTATTATAATGATGAAAACACATTATATACAAGACAAGCAGAAATTGCTGATGGATTAAGTGGTAAATATAAACCATTATGTGTAGATTTATCAAATGGAGTTCCTACTATACTTGGAGGAGGAAGACAAATAGGTGCTTATCCTTTAATTATGAAGTATGAAAGAAGACCTTGTGGAGAACATCTTAATCAAACTGCTAATGCCGTTGCCGCCGATAATGATAATAATAATGCTATTGCTCTTGATTTAAGTGGAGCATTAGAGGTAGATTACTTTATGTTAGTATCAAGAACCGCTAATATCCGCTCTACACCTATGGGAACATCCGTAGTTGTTTCATATTAATTTTTTTTTCTTTATTAATTATATAAAATGCCTCTTAGTAAAGCACAAAGAAAAGCACAAAAAAAAGCAAAAGCAGCGGGACTGAAAGGTGATACCATAGATGTTCCTAATTTACCACAAGTTAATCATTTAAAAGATGCGGTTAATATATTATTACAAGGGAAAGAACCAGCAGACCCAGCACAATTTGGGAAACTATCTAAACCACAACTTGAAGCATTAATTGCTGATTTTAGAAAAGGTGCTGATGGCGCAAATTATCCTAACAAAGCAGGTATAATTGAAGTATTGAATAATGTGAAAAAGAAAGCAGAAAGATTAAACCCAGCATTTTTAAAAAAAGGTAATGCTAATAGAGTTTTAGTAGCATTATTAAAAGATTTAGATTTAAAAAAAATAAAAGATGTAGGATATGAAAATTTAGATAGTGAAGATGTAGCAAAGTTTGATTATAATTTAGAAAGAATAACCACATTTTTAAAAAAATTTAAATTTGATGAGCAAAGTATATCAAATTATGTAAAAAGAACTGGTGGAGATTTAGGGCAAAAAGTAAAAGAATTTAAAAGTAAGTATAATTTAAAAGATACAAAAGAATATAAAGATTTTTTATTTAAGAGAAAAGAATATTTAGAAGGTGATAAATCACAACCATTTCAATTTAATATAGACCCTAATATACAACCACCTCAACCCGCCGATGTTGAAAAAGTAGAAAAACAAATAGATGATACAATAGAGGATTACCTTGAAAGAATGTATGCTATTGGACAACAAGGGCAACAATTAGAAGCAGTTTTACAACCAACTGGCGACCGATTTACAGCACCTTTGAAAAAGAAATTTGAAGATTTAGGAAAAAAGAGTGGAAGAATATTAAATGTTTTTAATATTGATGAAGAAAGAGTGGAAGGATTAACAAATATTAACGAATTAAGACAAGAACTTAGTAAATATCCTGGGATTGCTATGATACAAAGAGGTAAAGAAACAATAGGATTGGATTTTGATAGTTTAGTAGGTAGTAGTGTAAATGACCCAAACCCAGTATATCAATATGGATATACATATGCGCCTACTACTGGGAAGAATGTTCCAGATATATCTGCTTTTGATGTATTAGAAGTTCAAAGTATAGGTGGTAGTCCTGGACTTATAGGACATAAACAAGGTTTTGGTTCATCACCTTTTGGAAAAACTGATGAATTAAGAGATATTAAATTAAAAACTAAATTTGACCCAATCAATAAACCTTTTGATAAAGCAACTGGTAAATTTATAGACCCTAAATTAAGACCAATAGACCAAAGAACTTTAAAACCTACTGGAACTGGTAAAAGAACTATTCCAGATTTAACAATAACAAGTAAAACACCATTACTTGGTGGTAAAAAAGAAAATCCACTATACTTTACATATGATTTTGGAAGTGGTGAAAAAGATTTATTTGAAAAAGATATAAGTATTGAACAAAGACCATTAGTAAGTGCGAGTGGTGCGTATAGTGGAGCGATGGTAGAAGTGGGAGCGGCAAGAGAATATAGTGGATTTACTACTTCACCAAGATATGGAGGTTTGGGACAACCAGACCCACTACCAGAACAAACACCAATGACGAGAGGTATAGCAACTCAAAATGTTAGAATAGGTGGAGCAAGTGAAGGACACCCAAGAGCAAATAAATTAGCAATAGCAGAACAAGTTAGAACCCAAGCACCATTTACACAAAGTGGTGGATATAGTGGGTTTATAACTTCTAATTTAAAAGAAGTTCAAAGAAGTTATACAGCAGCACCTATACCAAGAGAAAAACTTGAACAACAGAGTATATTAAGACCTAATCTTAAACAAGAATTATACTTTAAAACTGGACGATTTCAAAGTTTATATGATTTTAATTAACGATGTTTTATTCCTAATACCGCTATACGAGTAATTAAATGTTGTAATACATCATTAATAAAATCTAAAAATTGTTTTTCATCTAACAAATCATCTATTTTTTTTTCCCCAATATTAGTGTGATAGTAATACATTTCATTGTATATATCAGCACATTTATCTAACATACAATCAACGGCATATGGTATATTTTCATCATAGTCTTCGTGATTTTTCATTTGTTATTATTATAATAACGAAATATATTTTTAAATACTTTTTTCACTAATTATCGTGAAATTCGTGATTTTGGGTTATAAAACTTCCACAGAAAAAAAACACTTCCTATATACCTCTTCCCATAAGGCAAAAATTTATTTCCAAGAAGTTTTTTAATCCAAAATCACGAATTTCACGATAAAGGTTATACTTAAACATTTATTTTCTTAATATATATAAACGAAGTAATTAAAATGACTACCTCAGTATATATTGATGCTAATAGAACAAATTGTTCAGTTAAGAGTGATGATAATAAGAATGAATGGACATATAAACTATCTACACCCCTTCAAATTCCAAGTGGTAGTGAGATAGCAGTTCAAGATAGTTTCATACATAAAAAAGGTATAAATGGTGCTTCTATTGAGATTAGTGAAGATATAGAGGAAGAAGTAAATTTTTTTTATTATTTAAGTGATAATCCACATTTCATTCCAGGAAGTGTTTTTGGTAGTGGTCAAATTAATTCATCCCCACAAGGATATTTACCATCATTTTATCCAGTAAGTCCTTTATATACTTCTACTAATGATAAAAATGACCCTAATGCGGGAACTGGATTAGATGGAAGTGGAACACCTACTATTGGAAATCAAGCACCATTACCTAATACTTGGGTATATGGAAAACCTACACCAGCACAAAGAAGAGAATTTTTTAGTTATAAAGATACAAGTGGTAATTATACTCAAAAACCAGCGGCAAGTGGTGGAGCAACAGATTTAAATAATAATTCATTAAATCCAGTAAGAACAATGTGCGACCCCTATTTAATGGGTTTTAGTGAGCAACCAATGATGGCGGTTCAAGTAGGTAATGTAAAATCATATGATAGTCATAATGATGTATTTGATGTAGATGAGGGAGATGCCTATATTAATTTAGTTAATGATGGACATACAAAAGGAGATTTTGGATTGTATGGACAAAATACAAATGACCCAATAGATAGTGCCGTTTTAACTGGATACAATACACCATATGATTTATTAGCGGGAGCATTAACACCACCATATGAAGCAACTAATAATGGATTTGGTGTAGGTGGTGTTCCTAAAATTGATACAAGTGATAGAATATTAAGACCTAAAACTGGTAGAGTAAAATTATTTATACCAAGAGGGGTTTATAGTGTTAATGAGATAGCACAATTAATAGATGACTATTTTAATGGTAGATTAATAGCAGAAGAAGTAAAACAAAAAAGAAACTTTAATATAAATATAAATACTAAAAATTTAAATGAAAGGTCATTTACTGGTCAAGTATCTACTGATAATACATTTGATAGTAAATCAGTAGGAACTGGTATATATACAAAAGTTCAACCTATGAGAAGATATGGAACATTAGAAGTAGATAAATTACATAGTGATACAGAAGGTGAATATCATTCTACAACTCACGCATTAGGAGATGTAAGGAATGACCCATATGGATTTTCACCATTAAGAGAAAAATTTGCCCCACAGACAGATAATCAAGGAAATAATATGGCGAGAGCAACTGATGTTAGAGCAAAGTTTGATAAACATTTATTTCCAAAATTAGATACTACACTATATGTTCCAGTTCATAGATTTAATGATATATTAAAAATGAGTAAATATGGTAAGAATAGTAAAAAGTATGGAACTCAAACTCAATATCATCCAAATGATACTAAATTACATTCCGCAGATAATAGAATAGAAAGTTTAACAATTAATAGATGGGGATTTCAATGTGAAAGTGCTTTGAAAAATGGTCATAAAATAGGTTCTAATCCAGCAGTAGGACATCCAGAAATTCACGATATTGTAGAAAATAGTAATGCGAGAGTTATAGGTCTTCATTGTAAAGTAGATGTATCTACATATCCAGCAATGAGTAATGATACAGCAGCGGCAGTTCCTTTATATGGAGGATTGTTTTATGAACAAGTTGGTATATATCCAGATAATTATTCATATAATCCAATGAGAGATGGTTATTATTTAGGAACACCAGATTTTTCATTTACATATGATGGGGAAAGTTCAGCATTCCAAATAAATGGATTACATCAATCTTGCCGTATTCCATCAGTAGATATGGTAGGTAATGTTATGACTGATAGTGGTAATGAAGTAGCGTATTTAAAAAGACCTTGTGATGCTTATGCTACTAATCAAGCATTACAATTTATATTTGGAACAGCAAATTTCCCATCACACGATAATTTAAATTGTTTAACTAATCTTCCAAGAGCAAAAAAATTATTAAAAGGGTCGGCAAATCCAGAAGAAAGAGTAGGAGGTATTGCTATTCATAACTGGGCATTGGATACAGCAAGAAGATTAGGAGATGTAGATTTTGATGAAAAGGATGATATAAGTAATACATATGGACATAAAAGATTTAGAGGTGAAGCAGATGTTCCATTAACTGAACCACAATCTTACTATCAAATATATAGTTTTGAAGATTTCTTCACTACTGAAAAAAAAGCAAGAGAAGCGTGGGAAACCACTATATGGTTTAGATTGGGTTTTACCTATGACGCTTTACAAAATCCAAATAACTTTGAACCAGTTGCTTATGGAGATATGGATACCGATGCCCCAAGTTTTAATACAACAAGACAAGCACCTAAAATATTTACTGATATAGGAGTAAGTGAAGGAGTTATTGATGAAAGTTATTTTAGAATGCCTGGGATTACTACAAGAAGTCAATTAGATATTTCAATAGTTCCTCAAATATCTACAACTTTTAATAATAAAAACTTCCTTGCGTCTATACAACAAAGATATACAAATGATGATAAAGATAGTGGAGGTCAAAAATTAGCGGGAAGAGTAGCACAAAGTAGAAGGGGTTTATCATTACCAAAAAGTGGTGCTGGTGATACTATATTTAGAATGTATGATAATCACGATGTTAATTCAGTATTTTATCCATATTCACAAAATTATAATTTACACGATTTTAGAAATGACCTTACATCATTAAGAAGTGTTATGGTTATGAATGCTTCAAGTGCCGATTATGGAGATACTACATTAAATTATAATAATAGTATGTATAGAGCGTGTAGTAGAGGTGTAGTAGAAACAAGTGGATTACCTATTGTAGCACAAGGATTACCAGCATTATCAAAACAAGGTTATTTTATAATAACAAGTGATATAGTAGATAGTTCTATTGATGATATAAAACAAGGACAACCATTACCACTATTAGGAATAGTTCCTATTAGTAATTTATCTAATCAAGATTTTATTACAAATAAAAATACTATTACACATATAACAAATCAAGCAAAGGTTATTAATTCTATTAGAGTTAAGATATTAAATCCAGATTTAACTTCACCTATATTAGAAGATAATAGTTCTATATTATTACAAATTACTATGCCTTTACCACAACAAGCACAATTACAATCTAATTTAGGAAGTGAAGGAGAAGAACAAAAGAAGGATGAGAAACAACCTAATCCTATTAGTAAGGATAAAAAATAATTTAAAAATATATTCTAATTAAAAAGATAAAATGTTTTTTTCATATTTAAACTTTCCACAACATTATATAGATGAGATTGGTTTAAATGCTAAATTAGGTGATGATGTTAGAGGACATATATTATTTTTTCCAAGAGATAGACCAAAAGTTAATTTATTAGTTTATAAAGATAGAAATAAAAGGGGTGGGAAGTCATTATATACAATCAATCTTCATACATTAGAACCAAGTAAATCATCACCTAATCAAACACCCCTAACTGGTGATATGAAATTTAAAATAATCCAATGGGTAGATGAAAGATTTAAAAGAAAAGAAGAAGGATTTAGTCATAACCCAACTGCTTGGAATAGAAGTTAAAACATTTTTCACCAGCGAAAAAAAAAATTGATTTTTTTTGAAAATTTAAATTGGAGAATAAAAATATTATAATAATATAATACAATAATGTCCCAACAAGAACCAAAAAAGATATTCCTTAAAGGAAACAAATTACAATTATTACTTCAAAAAGCAAAAAAAGAAAGTATCCTTAATTACATATTCAATGAAACAGATATTACAGACAAAGCATCAAGACTATCTGCCTATGATAGATTAATCTATGATTTACCAGATTTTGTAGCGAGAAGGTTAGAGAATAACCAAGGACTTCATAATGATATGTATGAACCCTTTGATTTTGAAGGAGAAGCATATTTACATTATGATGAACCAAATAGAGGATATGGTAATATGATATTCTCACAATATGATGACGGAAATGAACATATTGATAAGTTAAATGATTACTACCCATTTACACAAGCAATTGAACAATTACAAGGAGAATTGGATGGAAACATTATGAGTGATATTGAGGCGTATGTTTCAAATGTAAGTGATTTAGGGTTAGATGCCGATGATATGTTCCAAACTATTCAAGAAAGAATTGATGAAAGTTCTTATGAAGAATTCCCTTATTACAGCGACCAAATGTTATTTCTTGGACACGATGAAAAAAAACTTAGTGATATGTATGATGAAAGTGATTTAGATGAAATAGTTGGACAACAAAGAGAAGAAACTATTGATGCTGTAAGAGAAGATATTAATGATGAGATATCAAGTGCTAATCGTGAAGTTAATGAATATGAATATGGTGATAAGATAAAAGGATTATATGAGAATAGCAAAATGATTGATTACTTAACTAATAATCCAGAAGATGATAATGGAGAAAAACAAGAAAGAATAAGAAATCAAAGAGTGTTAAGTATGGAGATTAATGGATTAGTTAATAATAATGACTTAGATTATTATACACAGAAACTAAAAGATATTGTAATCTTTAAGAACCAACTTGAAAGACTTGATGAACTTGACGCATTCAATGATAGGTTTGGAGATATGGAAGAATTTGATGATGAAGAGGATGAAGACTTTGAAGGACAAACACTAAAAGATAGACTGATTGATAGAATAGGTCATAATGATGACGGAATTGATGACCCATTAGGAGATAGGGAAGTTAAGTTAATAAGTTTTGATGATGGAAATATTAATAGGGTTGGTAATGAAATAAGAGATTTAGCAAATGATTTTCAAAATCAAATTGATGCTGGATTAGATGATGAAATCACAAGAATTAATAGTGTATTCAATACTGATAACTTTGAGTTAGATGAAGAAGGAAACCTTAGTTCTAAAATAAACAAAAGGGCAGATGCTACATTACAAACAATGATGAGTAAATTACCAGTAGAACTTAATGATAAGATATTAGCAATGACCGAAGGAGGACGAGGACTACCACCATACCAAAGAGATGTTGAGGCACTTAATCCATTAGTCAATTTAGGTAAATATGACTTTAATTATGAAACATTGGAATTAACAAGAAAAGAACAATCATTAGCAAGAAAGATTGAATAATTCTTTTATATACTTTTTTATTTTTTTTACTTATCAAAAAAAAAATTGATTTAAAATTTAAATTCGTAATCAACATTATAAAAAAAAAAAATTGATTTTATTTGAAAAATTATTTTCGTAATCAACACTAAAAAATGACTACTATGACTACAACAACTTATGAACCAACTAAGAACACTAACTTCAAAGATGCTCTTGAACTATACACTTCATATGGTATTCCGTGTATCTATACATCTATTATCAATCGTAATGGTGATAAGATACTAAGATATATCAATCCCAAAAATCCACCAAGTGATTATCCCAAGGGATTGAAAGAATTACCATATCATCTATGGACGATGAAACAATGTAAGGCATTCAATAAGTGGGTTCTCAAAAATCACCAAAAAGACTTAACACATTTCGTTGGTATTCCTAATCAAGCACAATATTTAGTTATTGATGTGGATAGTCAAAGTGAATTGGATGGATTAAGTGAAAGAGGTTTTCCTATCAATAATGCTATTCATACTAAATCAACTAACAAAAAACTTCCTCATTATCTAATCAATTATGAGGGTAGAGATATGCTCAAAGATGCTGATGTATGTAAGATACTTGGTAAGACAAGTGGTATTGAGATGGACATTGACTTAATTACTAATGTGATTTATGAAAGACTTGATGGAGAAGTATTTGGTGAAGATATTTACTATCTTGAACCTTCACAGATTGAGTATATGGTGTATGATAACCGATGTTCTATTCAAGTCAAAGAAAGTATTGAGGAACAAAGAAAAAGAGGTAATAGTCAAAAGAGAACTATATTCAAGGTAAAGAGTAGTAAGAAGTTAGGTTCAAAGGGTAAATCAAACATTGACCAAGCATTGGATATGTGGAGAGATTATTGGGATGGTATATGTTTTGATGTAGAAACAAGTGATAATGAACTTATACCATATGAGATTATGGAAGAATTACTTAATCATCTTGACTATGAGAGATACAATAACTTTCAAGATTGGAAGAAGATTACTATTGCTTTTGCTAATAATATTCCACCACATTGTAATCATACTAAATGGGTAAAGATGTATCTTACTTCTACTCTTCAATATCCTAACTATCAAGATAACTATGCTATTGAGAATGTTGAACTAATACTTAACATTACTAAATCAAGTAAAGACTTTCATAAGAGTGGTAAGAAAAAGATAACAAGTAATACTTTATGGAAGTATCTTCAAGATTGTTCAGTTGATAAGTGGAAAGAACTTGCCTTTCACAAAGACAGACCATTGGATGCTATGGAGTTTAGGAAACTTACATTTGTTGAAGCGTTAAAGGTATTCAATGAACACTTTGCTTTTGTAAGATGTGATACTAAACCATACTATGTTGAATGGGATGGTAATAAGCAAGACTACAAAACATACACAAAAGATAAGTTAAAGGAATGTTATGAGAATTTCCAGTATCTTGGAACTGATAAGAATGGTGATGAATGCTACAAAGAAGATTTCATATCACAATGGATAAAGCATCCTTCAAAGACTACATATCACGGAGAAACATTTGCGCCACCACCTATGATACCACGAAAAGGATACTTCAACTATTTCCGTGGTTTTGCGATTGATAAGATACCAGACTATGATGAAGAAGTAAATGCTTTAAGTAAAGAAGAGTTGGAAGAACAATTAACTTTCATATTCAATCATATTCGTATTCTATGTGGTGAAGATAGGACTGAGGAATGTTTCCTATACACTCTTAGGTGGTTTGGTTCTATCATCAAGTATCCAGCAGAATTACCAAGAGTTATGATTAACTGGGTATCAAAACAAGGTGTTGGTAAAAATCAAATGTTAAACTTCATTAGGTTTATTATTGGTGAATGGTTTTACTATTCAAGTGAGAAGTTAGAGGATTTCTTTGGGACATTCAATAGTTGTATATCATACAAACTATTACTAAATCTTAATGAGATGGAGAACGGATACAAGTATGAAAAGAACCTCAAAACTCTTATCACTGAAAGAACTACACCTACTACCAAAAAGTATCACGAAACAATCAATCTACCTAACTATTCAAGAACTACTGGAACATCAAATACTGGTGTAAGTGTAAATCTTGAAGATAGTGATAGGAGGATGGCGATATTTAGGTGTAGTAGTAAGATAGTTGATAGTGATGTTGAAGTAAAGAAATCTTACAATACTGAACTTAACAGACAAATCAATGATATCTTTATCCAAAAATGTTTTGTAAGATATGTAAGAGAGTTTCTTGATTTACCAAAAGGTTATGACTTTGAGAATAACAGACCTATTACACTTGAATATCAACTAACCAAACAAAAACATTGTCCAGTTGGTTCTCTATTCTTCAAGTGGATGTATGAACAAGACAGATGTAATCAAAAGTTTAATAGGACACAACTATTCAAACAATTCAATGAATGGTGTGAAAAGACAAGGGACTACAAATCATCTATGGGTGAAACTAAATTTAGGACTGATGTTCTTGCCCCTTATTCATTACCAGCAAATGCTAATGATTGGACACCTCATCTATTGGAGAAGAATGTAAATATGTTCTTACAGATTGAGCATACCAACAAATGGTTCTATACTATACTGAAAGATAGGTGTAAAGTATGGTTGGAAAAGAACCTTTATGAATTCAATGAACCATCACAATTTGATACAGATAGTAATGAAGATAGTGATGATGAATAATTCTTTAATCGTTAAATACATATAACAAAAAAAAATTGATATTTTTTTATTTAAACACTAAATCGTCAAAATAATTAATTATGGAACAATTAAAATTACCAATTGAAACAATTATGAAATATCATAATCAAATAATCAATAGACGAGAAACATATAGAAAAGCAAGTAGTAAATATTATCACGATAAATTAAAAATTACTGATGACTTACCACAAGATGAAAAACAAAAAAGAATAGAAAAAAGAAATTTATTTAATGCTAAAAGGAGAGAAGCATATAAACAAAAGAAACGATTAGAATATTTACAAAGAATGAATGATAATATGAGTAGTAGTGATAGTGAATAATTATAATATATGTGTCCAACTATTAATAGTTCTTACACAATCAATAACTCTTTCTCTTATCTCAAAGTCCCGCTGAACACTATTACAATATTCCAAATATGCCCGCTCACCATCAAATGTTTCACTCACCTCTTCACCATCCACATACTTATTCCTTGTAGTGCTTATACCATCATTCATAATATCATCCATAGTCGCCATAGTCATTTCTTGTATCTTCTTATGAGTTTTTTTTGCTTCTACTAAATTAAGATTATGAGCATAGATATAGAACTTTTTTACTTCTCTTTCATTCCTAATACTTGTAGTATCTCTTTGAATTTGTCTTTCCAGTAATTCTTTGTTATTGTCTTTAACATCACCTTCCATATTCAAATGGATTACTTCAACTTCACCCAAAAATTGTTTCTCAAAGTCCTCTACACATTGTAGTATCATTAGTTGGTTCTTACATTGTTCTCTACTTTCTTTTAGAGAAGTAATATGTTTGTCTGCTTGTAATACCATTTTTTTTTGTGCTTCTTGAAAGTTTCTCTTTTTCTCTCTACCTTCTTGAATAGTTTTGTTATTGATACGAGTTGAATGTATTTGTTTGTTGTTAGTCATTGTAATTGTTTTTTACCTTTCAACATAATTACGAAATAAAATCAATTTTTTTTTTGGTTCAAGAACTAATGAAAATCTAATATCGTGAAATTCGTGATTTTGGACTTGAAAACTTCTACACAA